GTAAGACTGATTGCCTTTGAGATTGCCAGTTGCCATTAAATTACTCACTGCAAAAATTAAAGAGACCATTTCTCTAAAATCAGTTTGACCTGTAAATCGTCCAACTGTAAATTTTTTATCAAAACTAGCATACGCCTTTACTTCAATAAAAATTCCATTAAAAGACAGATCTGGATTATTGTCATCTCCAATAGCTAAAACTTTTGAATTTTTTGATGTCCCACCTAACAACCAAAACAATGAAACTTCACCATTACCCGTATGTTTATCAATTGACGACTTATAAAGGGATCCAAATACATCATTGTCTTTAGAATCTACATTAATAACACCGTTTTTTAATTCATACTTTTTGCTTGGTAAAGCGGTGATCTTGTTTTCAACTGTAATTTTTTCAATGAATTTTTTGGTGTTAGCAGACATTAAGACTCCAATTTTTGCTATTATTTATAGCAATAAAAAACCCGCCGAAGCGGGTTAGTGCCAGTTACGACGGTCTGGCGACACTTAACGTGAGGAGGAAGAGAGAGGAGGTTGTGCCCGGTTTGTCCTACGAATTAAGCAAAAACTTGGCTACCAAAGGCTTGATAAGCTGCAGCAACCATCTTACGAGAAGGATTACCTAGACGGTAAACAGATTTACCTTCTTTTGTTTGGTTACTGTAGATTGAAAAGCCTTGAGAACGAAGCTCAGAAATACGAGCACTCACAGAACCTTCCGTAGTACGCAATTGTTTTGCAATTGACGAAGCAGAGAAGTTTTTGCCAGTTTTAAGAACGTTCAGAACTTTAGTTTGAATTGACATAAAAAAAATCACCTTTCTTTCATTTAGTAATGTTCAATGTTTCCATTGAATCTTCATAATACAGTCTATAATTCTAAAAGACAACAGCTTTTTACTCTTCCTCCAACTTTTTTTGGAAGTCATCCAATTGTTTTTCTGTGACGACATCGTATGCTAATAGCATAGCAACCAGACCAGTTGCACCACGAATTCTTCCAGCAATGTAGCAAAATAAACAAGTAGCTAAAAGTAGTCCTATGTGAAATAGGTCAACTATTGAAAATCCTGTTTCAAACATATGGTATCCATTTATAGATTTTAGAAAATAAGTGTTTTTTAATTTTATACCAGGAGCAGTTTTTAAATGTGTATTTGTAGTAAAGGTAAGATGGTAGTTTACGAGCTCGGTTAATCCTACGAAGAACCTTATAAGGATCCTCTTTAGGATAATAGTATTTCATCTCCATTACTATATCATGAGCGTAAGCATCTATTTCGTCAATATCTGCGAGGTACTCTCTCTCTTCTTCAATAGTACCTCCGAAGTTTCGAAAGTCTAATTTAATTGGTTCATCAACATCGTCTCTATGTTGCCATTGGTTTTGATGGATTGATTCGTGCTGAATTGTCTGAGATATCAAAAACTTAAAACTACTAAAAGTTTTTTCATCAAACTCTAAAGACTTACCTTCGTCCGATACATTAAGAATAATGTACTTCTTATTGTTAATCATATCATAAAGACCTGAGACTGTAAACTCATTTACATCCACGTCTTTAAATTCTTCTACTTTAAACTTAAGATCTTTTGGAAAATCAAAAGCTAACCCAAGCCTACGAACAATAGCGTTGTAGGACAGCTCACCTATAAACTTATGTTTATTATCATCTAAAACTTTATCTATTTCTGGAGCAAGATACATCTTTTCTCCTTAAATTTTAATACCTGAAAAATCCTTTTGTTTAAACATCTTATTAAACGAATAATCTTCTAAAGTTTCTTCATCCAAATCAATACCTGAATCAGTAACATTTAACTGAGCTGATCCTTCTACATCGTAGAGCCTCATCTTTGCTCTGTCAACTCCAATCATAAACCTTTTATGCTGTGTTGGGTCATTATACCTGTTTTTAAGCTGTTTAACCATTAACTGATTAAGTTGCTCAAGCTCTTCTGTACTGATAATTGCAAACATAAAATCTGCCGTAGCTGGTAAGCCGAAAGATTCGGATGTGTCTGTCAAGTCTACATCAGTGTTAGAATATCCAGATCTAGTTGTCTGAGTAGCTGACACGACAGGTAAATTAAATTCTACAGCCAGACCGCGTAACTCTTCTGCAATTGCTTTAATATAGGTATACGAATTAACAGCACCTCCAGGTTTAAATCGTGACGAAGCACAGATATTTAGATAATCTACAAAAATTATGTCTGGTCTGAATTGTTTCTTTAAGTAAAGCTCATTTAAAAGCGACTTAAAGTGACCAACATGTGCAGAAGCTGTGGGATATTCTTTGATTACTAGTTTTCCTGTAGTCTTTTTAGATATCTTTTCTATCCTATTAGAAAACATTTGTCTGGGTAGATCTTTTATCTGATCAATTTCAACATTAAGAAGATTTGCATCTAATCTTTCAGCAATTCGTTCTTCAGCCATTTCTAACGTAATATAAAGAACATTTTTTCCTTGTGAAAGAACACTAGAAGCCATATGACACATAAAGAGAGACTTACCAACCCCCGTTCCAGCTAAAACAATATTAAGAGTTTTATTTGGTAAACCACCCTGTGTAATTCGATTGAAAAGATCTAAGTCAAAGGGTATCTTTTCTTCTTTCCTATGATAAAATTCGTATCTTTCTTCTGCATTCTCTATGTAATCGTGACCTACAGTAGAGTCAAAGCAAACACCCAATGCTTCCTGTAAGAGTGAAGGAATACCATCTTTTGACTGTTCTTTATCTTTACCATCTAAGATACCAATTGATGCTAAAATAGCATTGTAGACAGCTTTGTCTTTACAAAACTTTTCAGTCTCTTCAAATAGCCATTCGTTATTTGACTCATCTTTGTTGTTTAGTTCTTTTAACAAAGATGAAACTTCTAAAAATTGTCCTTCAGTAAGAGATGAATTTTGAGAAGATATATCTAGAGCTTCTAAAGTGGGTGGTTTGTTGTACTTTTTAACAAACTCTTCAATTAAGTTAAAGACAATCTTATTATCATTGTCTTGAAAATATTCGTCCTTTAAAAAAGGAATGACTTTTCTAAGGTAGTCCTCATTATGAACTAGATTCTTTAGTATCGTCGTTTCTATTGTTTTCATCTAATGTTTCAATTGCCTCTTTAACAATATCATTAACAATCAACTCAAATGTTGATTTAAATAAGTCTCCTTTGACATCTTCGTCTGTAAGAAGACTTGGTTTGTTTATTACATGATACTCTATCTGAAAGTTATCTGCTTCTTCATTTGCAAACTCTAACTTTGAAATTTCAATAACAACATCTTGATATTCACCAGAGATAATTTCAAATCCCCATCTCTTGTCTTCTAAAAACCAAGGCTTGTATAAATCATTCCGAAGCATTCACAAATTCCTCTTCAATCTCTTCATTAGACAAATTGCTAGCTAGGATATTAGAACTAGCTGTTTTGTATTTTGTTTCAATGTAGGTTTGAAATTCTTTATCTGATAATATTGGTAACCAGAAATCTTTTGTGTATGTGTCTTTAGCTCTTACCTTTTGTTCTTCGTCTTTTTTACTATACCAACCATTTGAAGGTTTAACAACAAACCCACCTTCAATGGCTATATCAAGTAGACCAGACCATTTGCTGATTCCGCCTTCGTAAGTTACTTCAACTGGAATCTTAGACTTCTCTCGAACGTATCTAGACTTCTCAACATTAATAATAAAATTGTAGCCAGTAATCTCTGTTCCTTCTTTTTCTTGCTGCCGACCAATAATAAAAATATTATCAGCTGAATAATACACTCCAGTTCCACCCGAAACAATGTCTTTAGGAAACATACCAATTTCTTTGTAGGTGTGATTTACAACAACCATTGGAATGTCTTTGAGAGTTAGATGCGGAGTTACCATTCTAAACAAAGACTTTAGCTGCTTAGCTCTTGACATATCAGCTACAGACTTACCATCTAATGCATCTTCTACCTCTTTTTTAGAAGCAAGGTTTCCGACAGAATCAACAATGATAATAATATGATCACCACGTTCAATGTTATTAACTTGAGCCATAGCATCATGCTTAAGCTGCTCGATATCAGTAATAGGCGTATGGAGAACTCTGTTGGTGTCAATCCCAAATGAGTCAAAATAAGACTGAGGTGATCCAAACTCTGAATCATAAAAGAGTACAACCGCATCATTATATTTCTCCATATAAGATTTTGCTAGTAATAAAGCAAAGGCTGTTTTAAAGTGTTTGGATGGTCCTGCAAAGACAGTTAGGCCTGGTGTTAAGCCACCATCTAGTTTTCCAGATAGTGCAACATTAATCATTGGTACTGGTGTTTGAATCATATCCTTAGCATTAAAGAACTTACTTTCGCTAAGAATATTTGTATCCTTAATCGTACTATTTTTACGAAGTTTGTCTAATAATTCACTCATTTCATCTCCTAGGAATAATATATTATACCATCAACCAAATAATCCTTCAAGAGTAGCTTGCTCTTTTATTTGCCAATTGACACACTGCATTAAAGAATTTAATGGTTCTAAAAAAGCCTTTTCAAACATTTTTTCATAATCAATATACTTATCAATGTCAAATTCTGGTGGTATAGAAGCCTGAAAAGTAATCACATTTGTATTGAGAGGATTAGGTTCTTTTAAGTAAAGAAACTTAATTTTATCTCCCTCTAATATTAGTTGATACTTCTTATCAAGATTTTTATCTCTGATTAGCTTATTATACATCAAAGCACCTCTAACGTGGATGGGTGTTCCCTTTTTGAATATACTGTTAGAGTCACTATACTGACCAACATTATTTACTGTTCTTGGAAAAGCAATCTGTGGATGAGGTAGCTTGTGCCATTTTTCTTCAAGCTGCCTTACAAACTCTTTTAGTGTAGCCTCATCTTGAGTTAGTACTATACCGACAGATTCTTTCAAAGCAGAACGGACAGAGGCTGGGGTGGAGCTCCTTACAATCTCCATACCTTGTACTTTAAGTTTAGGGGGATCGTATACAACCCCTTCTGAATTATAAACGTTTAATGCATACCGCTTCTTAGCTAACCAGACTCCACTATCAGCAATAATTTCTCTTTTAAAAACAATCCTTCTTTGATAAACATTTAAGTATTCAAAAACATCTTTGCAGGCATTGTCTATTATTTTTGCTAGATGTGTATCACAAAATTGATCAATCTTTTCAGCAAGCTCTTTCTTACTACCTTCAAAATGCTTCTTTACATAGTTCCCCAATGAAAGATAAGTTGAGTCAGTGTCGCTATAAAAAGAAAAGTCAACATCTTTAGTTCCAGACTCCTTGTTTAGATATTCATTTAGTTTTTTAGCTACGTATCTAATAATATACTGACCAGTCATAGTAATACCTTCAGCAATTCTGATATCGTAAAACCTAAAGTATACATTACCACTTGCGCCATACAAACTGTTCATCAAAATCTTAGCAGCCATCTGCTTAGAGTTTAAACTTGTAACGTGTTCAAGAAATTTCTCATCTCCCGTCTCAGAATAACGTTTTTGCGCCTCCAACATCTGTTTTTTTACTTTTTGACGCATTCCAAAATAATATTCTATCAGCTCTGGTAAGATTCCTTTAAAATCTTTTCTGAAGCACTGACCATTAGCAACCATTGTAATATCATCTTTTTTAAGCTGTGCTGTCTTTACCTCTTTGTTTATGAGCTTTTCAATAGACTTCTCATCATCAGCAAGATATTTCTGGCCATCCAAAAGTGTCTCTGGTGACATATTAAACGTCATCATAATAGATGGGTATAGACTTGTTGCGTCAAACGAAACAACCCAATCATATTTACTTGGGTGTGGTTCTTTCACAAAAGCACCCATAATCATACGATCACTTGCTGGATCAATGGGAGGTGGATTGTGTACTATAATATTTCTTTTCAAGAGAGCGTTATAGATAATGCAATCCCAAGTTCTTACAGAAGAATAAATGTCCATGAAGTTACACTTTGCATCATAGGCCATTGTAAGAATAAGATTAATTAGTTTCATCTTAACTTCAAGTTGATCTACAAGCTCAACGTCGACAATGTTATATTCTACAAACAGCTTCCAGTCTTTAGTGTAAAACTCTTTGAATGAACCGTAGTTGTGTTTTACTTTCTGCTTATCTAACTCTTCAGTTGCAACAAAATCTAGAGCGTATGACTCCAAAGTCTTATAAGAAAACTTTTTATATAAGTCCATGTAATCGAGCGTTGAGATTCCTGTCCAGTTGAAGGCAAGCTGGGTTCTTCCTTTTGCATATGGCACCTCAAATTGATCTATAACTCCATACGGCGAACATTCCTGCAATGCTCTCTCACCAAGCACCCTTTGAATTCTCGAGGAAAGATATGCAATGTCAAACAATTGTACATTCCAACCAGTTATAATATCTGGATATCCAGACTTAATAAAGT